TGATATGAGATCAGTGGGCATTAGCCCAGGTGCTATTGAGGGTGACCTAGATACAGGCGCTGACCTAGAAGCAGATATGGCAAACCCAGATATTACAGAACCAGACCTAGGCGGCGAACCGGGTGCTGAAACACCACCAGGAACATAAATAACACTATGACACTTAACGAAATGTATGATAGAGCAGAACCAGGATACCAAGATGTTGAAGACGACAACGGTAGAATTAAACTTGGCGATCTACGTAAAACTAAATTAACTCTTAAGCAACTGACTAAGCTAAGACAAATGAATGATATTCGTGCATACGAGCAAGCAGAAAAACTAGTTAAAGTAAGAAAACAGTACGCACCGGCACCTGAAGCACCAAGTTTCTAAAAAATACCTTAAAATGGCCAGTTTTGGCCGAAAAACTCCACTATAATTCTCTTAACTATTAAATAGTATACTAGCCTTAGTACTATAGTATTACACATATATGGAGAAATTTTACAATGCAAAATAAATTCGAACAGCTAATCGAATACATCATTAATGATGAAGAAGATAAAGCTAAAGACCTATTCCACGAAGTAGTAGTGGAAAAATCACGTGAAATCTACGAAAACCTAATGCAAGAAGACGAAACAGTTGAAGAAGCTGTTGAAGAGGTTGCTGAAGAAACTGTAGAAGAATCAACAGAAGAAGAAACAGTTGAAGAATCTTTTGAAGACGAAACAACAGAAATCGGTGGCGATGCCGCTGATGACCTTATTGGCGAAATTGAAGCCGACGAAGAAGGTATTGCTTTAGAAGATGAAGAGCAAGAAGAAGAATTAGAAGACCGTGTAGTTGATCTTGAAGACAAACTAGACGAGCTTATGGCAGAATTTGAAGGCTTAATGGCTGACGAAGAAGCACCAGAAGCAGAAGAAGGCGACATGGAAATGGAACCAGAAGCTGAAGAAGAAGCTGAATCAGAAGAAGAAGAAGCTGAAGAAATGGAAATGCCAATGGAAACTACAGAAGAAGCTACAGAAGAAGCAATTGAAGAAGCAGTATCATTAAAAGCAGTTAAAGCAGATACAGCTGATCACACAGACTCTACAGCTAAATCACCAGTACCGGCTAACGGTGGCGCTAAAGAAAAATTAGCAGATGCACATCCAGCTAAAGTTGAACAAGAAAAAGTTTCAGCAACACCTAAAGCACAAGATATGGGCGGAACTACAGAACCAGATCTTAAAAAAGTATAATTGGGATTAACTAAAGAATGACAACATACCTAAGAGAACACCTGAACTTTACAGCGGCTAATATAGTTACTGAAAGCTCAGAAGATGGCAAAGACCTTTACATGAAAGGTATTTGTATTCAGGGTGGTGTCAAAAATGCTAATGAGCGTGTGTATCCAGTTAACGAAATTGAGAATGCTGTTAAAAGCCTCAATGAACAAGTTAAAGGTGGATATTCAGTTCTTGGTGAAGTTGATCACCCAGATGATTTAAAAATTAACCTAGACCGTGTAAGCCATATGATCACAGAAATGTGGATGGATGGACCAAACGGTCATGGTAAATTAAAAATATTACCGACACCAATGGGCAAACTAGTTGAAACTATGCTACAGTCCGGTGTCAAATTAGGAGTTTCTAGTCGAGGAAGTGGCAACGTTTCCGAAGGCTCAGGACACGTCAGTGATTTTGAAATTATCACTGTCGACATAGTATCTCAACCAAGTGCTCCAAACGCTTATCCAACAGCGATATATGAAGGACTTATGAACATGAAATATGGACATAAGGTGTTGGAAATGGCTAAAGAAGCTGGTGGAGATTCGAAACTACAGAGATATTTGAAAAGCGAAGTAACACGGCTAATCAAAGATCTCAAGATTTAGGAGAATCGCATGCTAGACGTAATCAAACCATTGCTAGATAGCGATCTGATCAATGAAGAAACTAGGAAAGATATCCAAGAAGCTTGGGCATCTAAACTGGAAGAAACTAAAGATCAGGTTCGTGCAGAGCTCCGTGAGGAATTTGCACAACGTTATGAACACGATAAAAGTAATATGGTTGAAGCGATCGATCGCATGGTAACAGAAGGTCTAACTACAGAGCTACAAGAAGTGAAAGCTGAAAAAGCTCAGTTAGCAGAAGACCGTGTTAAGTTTAATTCATCAATGAAGGAAAACGCTAACAAATTTAATGACTTTATGGTTACTAAATTAGCGGAAGAAATCAAAGATCTTAGACAAGACAGACAACAACAAAGTGCCACAGTTACAAAATTAGAAGCATTTGTTGTCGAAGCATTAGCAAAAGAAATCAAAGAATTTGCACAAGACAAACAGGACGTTGTAGAGACTAAAGTTAAACTTGTTGCAGAGGCTCGTCAGAAACTGGAAGAACTTAAAACTAAGTTCGTAACAGAATCAAGCGAGAAGATGACTAATGTAGTTGCCAAGCACTTGAAAGCAGAACTTTCTCAGTTGCAAGAAGACATCAAAGTTGCTCGTGAGAACAGCTTTGGACGTAAGATATTTGAATCATTTGCAAGTGAATTTGCCGGTACTCATTTAAATGAGAACGCAGAAATTCGTAAGTTAATGTCATCTATCGAAGAAAAGAATCAGCAACTAGAAGAAGCAACCAATGCACTCAACGAAACAAAACAGTTGGTTGAGAGCAAAGAACAAGACATTCGCATTATTAAAGACTCTAATGAGCGTACAGCAAAATTAGACGAGCTATTAAGTCCGTTAAACGATGAAAAAGCAGAAGTTATGCGAAATTTATTAGAAAGTGTACAGACTAAGAAATTAGATGCCACTTTTAACAAGTATCTCCCAGCGGTGCTTAACGAGAATGTAGTGAAGTCTAAAACAACACTTACAGAATCTGTTAAGGAAGTTACTGGGGATAAATCCAAGCCAGTTGAAGCAAAAGAAGAAGACTCACAAGTCATCGACTTACGCAAACTAGCTGGACTATAAGTACCGACATTAGGAGAAAATTATGTCAAACGAACTACTTGAAAGCCGTTGGGGTGAGACCAAAGAAGCATTACTAGAAGGTCTACAGGGCTCTAAACGCAACTCAATGGGTGTTATCTTAGAAAACACCAAAAAGCACTTGGCTGAAGCATCAGTCGCAGGCACTACAACAGCTGGTAACGTAGCTACACTTAACCGTGTAATCCTACCTGTAATCAGACGTGTAATGCCAACAGTTATTGCTAACGAATTGGTTGGTGTACAACCAATGACTGGTCCAGTTGGACAAATCCACACATTACGTGTACGTTACGCAGAAACAAACAATGCAACAGGTACAGCAAACGATGTAGTAGCTGGCGATGAAGCATTAAGCCCATTCAAAATTGCTACTGCATATTCAGGTGACGGCACTGCCGGACTTGCTGATGCAACAGCGGCTAAAGAAGGTACAGGTGGTCGTAAGATTTCAGTACAAATTCTTAAACAAGCTGTTGAAGCAAAAACACGTAAATTGCAAGCACGTTGGACGTTTGAAGCGGCTCAAGATGCTCAAGCAATGCACGGTATCGATGTTGAAGCTGAAATCATGGCGGCACTAGCACAAGAAATTACTGCTGAGATCGACCAAGAAGTTCTAAGTTCACTTAGAGCATTAGCGGCTACAGAAGAAGCATATAACCAATCAACAGTATCTGGTACAGCTACATTCGTTGGTGACGAGCATGCGGCGCTAGCAGTTCTTATTAACAGAACAGCTAACAAAATCGCACAGCGTACACGACGTGGTGCTGGTAACTGGGCAGTTGTATCTCCAGCGGCATTAACAGTACTACAATCTGCAACTACTTCAGCTTTTGCTCGTAGTACAGAAGGTACTTTTGAAGCTCCAACAAACACTAAATTCGTAGGTACTTTAAACGGTGCTATGAAAGTGTATGTTGACTCATATGCATCTGATACTACACCAGTATTAGTTGGTTACAAAGGTACAAGTGAATCAGACGCGGCGGCATTCTATTGCCCATACGTTCCACTAATGAGCTCAGGTGTTGTACTAGATCCAGCAACATTTGAACCAGTAGTGTCATTCTTAACAAGATACGGTTACGTTGAATTATCAAACACAGCATCATCGTTTGGTAACGCTGGTGACTACCTTGGTGAGATCACAATGGCTAACTTATCATTCCAGTAAGAGTTATTACAGGAAAGTTAACATTAAAAAGCACTCTTCGGAGTGCTTTTTTTTGAACTAAATTTCTATAAATAGTATTGCTAGTACAATAGGTGTATTAGTTTATGCTGTTTAACCATACCAGCGTAGTGGATAGAACCCACATTGGACTTCTATAAGGAGAAATATAAAATGGGTAGACCAATAGATAAGTTATTTTTAGGACCAACAGGCGTTGATGCGGCTCCGACTATTCCAGTTCGAGCAAACGTAGGCGGAGTGTTTGAAGGATACATTGTATCACAAAAAGGATCAAAAACCTTTAATGTATCAAATGACGCTGGCTCATCAGTAGGTGAATGTATTTTAGTTAATAAAATTACAGGCCATAGTGCAGGCGAAATGTCGATCGTTGGATTAAACACCGCTGGCGAAGCAAAGGCAATTCAAAAAATCACAGCACATAAAGCTGTTGATTATGATGGCGTTGTTTATTCATGGGCAGTAGAAGATGATTCAGCTGAATCCATGTTGCGTTTAACAGCTCTCTAAAATTAGTACTTTTTTAAAGCTACGGAATCCTCTTAGTAAATACACTGAGAGGATTTTTTTATGACAGTATCATTTGTATTAGGTAACGGCCGAAGTAGACTAGCAGTAGATCTTGTAGAATTAAAACCTAAAGGACTAATCTACGGATGCAACGCTATCTACAGAGAGTTCATGCCTCATGTATTAGTAGCAACAGATAGGCTAATTGCAAACAGGATTCAAGAAGAAGGCATCGATAAACAAGTCAAATTTTGGACACGCAGGCCTATAGAAGGGTCAAAAGCACACAAAATAGAACGACCGTATTATGGAAATAGCTCAGGACCTGTTGCAGTATCTAGAGCTTGTATAGACGGAGCAACACACATATTTCTTTTAGGATTTGATTTGGGCACAGCAGACGGTAAGTTTAATAATGTTTATGCTGATACTGAATTTTATAAAGCAAGCACAGCCGATCCAACCTTTGCAGGTAATTGGATATATCAACTCAATGACATAGCTAAAGCATTTCCTAAAGTAATATTTTTTAGAGTAAAAGGATCAGAATCTGCCGATGTTACATTTGATCGAAGTAATATACAAACAATAGCTATGGCCGAGTTTAAGTTAAAGATAAATAAGCTATAATAGGAAAAGTAAATGAGTACACATAAAAGAGTAACTGGAGATTATGCTATTAGCACTGTTGGTGCTAGTGATAACGTTTCTATAAC